TTGTTAAGGTGCTGGTAGTAACTGATGAACCACTCAATGTTAATGTTTGTAATAAAGTCATACCACCACCACTAGCAGCAGTAGCCCAAGCAGGTATGCCACCTGACACTGTTAAAACTTGGCCAGATGATCCGATGGCTAATCTAGCAGCTGTTGTACCGCCAGAACTGTAAATCATATCGCCAGTGGTTGTTAATGGATTTGTCAATCCTGATTGTGTATAGTCAAACCAAATAGCACTGCTTGTACTAGTAAAATATAAGAATCCGCCATCATATTGTGATACTGCTGCGCTACCTGCTGTGTTAACTGTTGCAGTGCCAGCAGTAATCGTGGTTGTGCCACTACCAATATTTTGTATTTGCACACTATCGCCAGCACTAAACAACGAAGTATTAACAATAATTGTTGTGCTACTTGCACTGTTCATTTGTATTGTTGTGCCAGCATCGGCTGCAACCAATGTGTATGATGCAGTTTTTTGATTAGGTGATCCACCACCCATAGCTGTTTGTTGCAAACTAGTCATTTGGGCAGCTGTCAAAACTTGCCCTGTTGTAAACGTTTGTTTGGCCATTTTACTCCTTAATAACTAAGCACATTATAGTCTAAAGTGCCGTATATGTTGTTGGACAAAATTAGCGCATCAATGATCGGTTCTAAGGTTGTAAAAAACACCTTAAAGCTGTTAGGTGTGATCGTAGTTGCTACGCCAAATATTTGTAATGTTTTGTCGAGAGTTGAGCCACCCGGCTGGGTGGTAACAATCCTAATTGGGTCAAAAAAATCAAGGCTTAAGGCAGCTGTTATGCCGCTGTCGTAATTGCTGGTATACAAATCTAGCTCTATGCCGTCGCACCTTACGCTAGTTTCAGCTCGACTAGCTACATAGGCTTGCGCATATTGCAAGGCCTCTGCATCGGTTTGCATCAACAAATCCTGTATGTTGTAACTATGTATAAAATATTTATCGATTGAATCTTGGTTTGTGGCTGTCTGAGCAGTGCCACCCGTTCTAGTTACTGTGGCAGAATTGAATATCAATGTGTCGTCTAAACGCCATATAGCGTTGGCATAAGCAATACCTGTGCCATCATCGTTGAATGTAGTGACTGTGCCACCTATTGACCCAGCGGTAACATTTCTATCTTGAAATACAAAATGACCATCGGTATCCACGTACAATGCACCATATTCAGATGTGGCAACTGTTTGCATGGCCGCTAAAGATGTACGTGCTGTGCCTGGGTCGGCTTGCATGGTTGTAAGTCCTGCATCAACGTCACGCATAGTCGCTGGCCAATCAATCTCATCTAGTATTTGATCAATGCGAATGCCTGATAAATCCCCTGCAGCAGCACTTGTTACTGTTGATATTTGAGCGTTTTGTGCCAATCTGAAGGCATCAACAGCTTGTATTGTTGTGTACGCAACTTCAGTAGCATCCTTGGGTTGTGTATTGACATATGATGTTATATACCCTGTAAATAAATTATATGTTGTGCCGTTATATGTTGCGCTTATTTGCACTTTTTTCATAGGCGTTAACAATTCATAATACGGGCTGCTTGGATTGGTTGGGTTGAAGTCGCCATTCTGATCGACAATACGTAAAGTCAGTTGACCAGTTTGAAATTGGTCGGCTAATGCGCTGCGACCCCTACTGGTTTGTATGCGATCTACTTGATTTGACACGTCGACAATTACAGCTGCGCTGTCAGCCAATATGTTTGTATCTAATATGCCAGTGCCTAAAATCATGGCTTGGGCAAAACTAGGGCCTGTTGAGAAATTGATTATGGCATTAATTGTTGGGACAGCCATTAGGTGCCACCTGACAATCCGCCTGCAGGTGTAGTGCCTCGGCCTTGTTTGTTAATCTGCAAAATGGTGCGTTGTATTGTGTCGGTCAAATCTTGATCTGTTAATACTGATCCTGCAACATTGACAATAACATCGCCACGCTCGCCTGCTCGATAGGCAGCATAATCACTTGCCATAGTCATTGTTGGTGCAGGTGTAAATGTCATGCCACCAGCTGCAACTGCGCCACCTGCTGCACTTGCCATAGCCAATGTCGCTGCGCTTGCTCGCTCGCCTGCTCTATATGCCGCATAATCAGCCAGTTTTGTCATTTGCGTAGCAGCCAAATATTGAGCTGCTGTCAATGCTTTCAAACTGTCAATCTCTGCAAGCCGTAACGTCGTTGCGTTACCAATTTCTATATATTCTTTAGCCTTAGCTGCGTTGCCATCTAATATGGCCAACTTTTCGGCAATACGTAATCTGGTTTCCTCATCGGTTGCATTATTTAAGGCCAACATCAATCCAACACGTTCAACATCGTATTTCATTTTCAACGCTTCTAATGCGTTCTTTTCTTTAATTAATTGCAATTCTTTGGCGCGTGCTTTGTTGCCCGCTAATATAATAGCAGCTCTTGCAATGTCTTTTGTAGCACTTGGTCCTAAACCATAAGTAAAATTACTAGAATTGCCACTAGGTCCATAATCTTTTGTTGCCAAATCCAAAGCGGCAGATCCACCAACATAACCCATGACCCCTATAATAATTTTAGGATTTTTGGTTAATAATGCTAATGCCAATAAACCAGCTTTGAAACTAGGATTTGATGTTAACTCTGTAAATTTACCTATTAATTTGCCAAATTCAACAATAACGTATGCTGTATTTGTTGCTAAATTTTCCATACTTGTTGCCAAATTAGCAATAGTGTCATCTTTGCTAATTGCAGTCAATGCATCAACCAACCCTTTACCAATTATTTCCGTTGAATTGGATGCCGCTGCTGCCAATAAACTCATCTTGCCGGCATAGGTGCTTAATCTTGCTGTTGTTTGACCAGCAAACATTTTATTTAATTGAGTTAAGATTTTTTGCATATCGCCAGATTTTACAGCGGCTTCATCTAATCCTGGTACTAATGTTTTCAATGCTTTGGTTTGGCCTGCAAAACCTTTAGCTAATGCATCAGCGACTTGTCCTAAAGATAGGCCTGTGCCTGCGCTAACCTCTAACGCTGTATTTAACCCGTATTGGCTCAATTCAACAGATTTAGTAACAGTCAATAAAGATTGAAAGGCTGGCCGTAATTGATAATCTAATACGCCTGTTGTTTTTTGTAAATTGGCAATATACATTTCTACTGCTGGTGCGGCAAACTGATTGCCCGTATTTTTTAATTGTGTTTCTAAAGCCTTTGCTGCTTTTTCGTCAGCAGCAAAAGCGTTAATTGCTTTTTTACTAAATGACAAAATTGCAGCTGCACTAAAAGTGCCGGCAAAAGTTTTCCCCAATTTGCTGACTTGTTTGTCAAAGGCTGATATATCTTGCTTGCCTTTTTTTAGTGCCTTGCCGTTCCAAGTTGCTAAGGCCGATACAACTATATTAGTCATTATGCAGCCCCTTTTATTTTTGTTGATGTATTAAAATGCGTTACTGCACCATTAATTGATTTAACAATTCGATTGTACACTTTGTCGCTTTCTTGTGCCCACACCTTGTATAACAACCTGCCAGAAGTTTTGCGATTGCCGCTTCTAACGCCTTTAATTTTTGGTTGTTTTGTAACAGGCTCTAGTGCTGCAATAAATTGTTGACTAGCAAATGGATTATTGCTTTTATATTCTTTTAACGCCTTGCTTTTAGGTGATTTTAATGTGTAAGTTCCACTAGCACCTTGGCTTGGTGTCATTTGAAATGGCGCACGCCCATTGGGATTTAGCCTACCTGCGGTTTCATAAATAGCACCAGCTGGGCTGGCATTGTAAACATAATTGCTAATTTTGAAACCATTTGGCAAGGTTTTATTTTCGCCCGGATCAAAGCCAATTCTTGATCTAATCATGCTTGCATCGTATTTAGGAAATGATCGGTATTGCACGTTTGAAGATAAAGGTTTGACCCAACCAGACAAAACTTGATTATTGACTGGTACCATATTTCTTGTTGTTTGAGCAATACTGCGCATTGTCGGCTCAATAGCAATGCGGATGCGTTGCCGCAAATCTTCATTAATAAATTCTAATCCAGCCAAAACATCTTTAACGCCTACGACCTCTGCTGGCATTTTTGATCTCCTTGGCTCGATCTTGCAAAACTTGGATTATTGCTTGGTACATTTCTGTATCCATGTCAATAAATTCCTTAGGCGGTATTCCAGTTTCAACAGCTAGTTGAGCAATAGCGTATGTTATGGAAAACCGCTGTATTATTTTTTTTCGTCTTCTAAAACCCTAACTTCATCAAGCGTGTCAATAAAATCTAGGCCAAAGACTGGCACAGTTACATTAGCCCTACGCAAACACTCCCAAGCAAGCCAATAGATCTCGGTTTGCCGTTCATGATCACGTAGGACTTTAGATATACCTGCGCCATATTTCAATTCAAATGCATACTCAACACCTGGCGTAATTTTATGCTCGGTAACTTCGCCAGTAACCCTAGTGATTTGTAGCTTTGCCATTGTTTAACCTCTCAGGATGTAGTAACTGTGATAACGCTGTTGCATGTTAGCGTTAAGGACTGATTGCTGATATCAGCAACAGATCCATTCACATTCTGTAGGTTGTTAATTAAAACTGTGGTGCTGTATAGCGGATTTGTTGCGCTGGTTGCAGCGGATGTTTGCTTAATGGTCAACGGCACAGTTGTACCATAAGCAGCACGTAGTGTCTGAATGGTTGCGCTTGATGCGTTGTCATTTAAGAAATCAAGTGTGATTGTTGATGCTTCCAATCCCTTGACAAACTTGTGGGCTGTATCTCCCATAGCTGTTATTTCAAGTTCATCAAATGATTGGTTAATTGTTACAGCTGTTACATACGCTGAAAGATCAACGCTGTTTAGCGTAACAACTGCAGCATTATTTAGAAATACGGCCATTGTTACTCCTTATCCTTTTCTTTAGGTTGTGGTGCTGGTTTATCTGTTATTTGGCCAATCTTTTTTAAGAAGGCTAAATCCTCTGGTGTTAGGCTCATGTTTAACTCCAAGTCGTTAATGTTGATACTGTTATTTCTGACACCAATAAGTCGCCACTTTGTGCTGCAACTATTTGTGGTGCTGAAATACTAGATATGTTTAAGTCTAATGTAGATGCTGCTAATTTTGTTACAACTGCAACAATGTAATCCTCCATGCCAGCCAAGTTGCCTTGATTGTCTAGTGCTGGCTTTGTGATTAATATCTTAAAATTGGCTAATGGTGCAATAGTTGTACGATCATTGTTTGTTGGCACTAAATACGGATCGCCAGGTGTTATTACAACCGCGTTGGCAAGTAATGTTGCTGGCGGATACGCAAATGTTGACCACACACCAGCATTTGCTAAATCTGTTGCTAATGTTCCACGTAATGTTGTAATTGCAGCTGGCATTTTAGCCTACAAGCGTATTTGGATTGGAATACGGCTGGATGAGGCCACGCACTCTATTGATCAGCTGATAGCCCATGCGATAAGGGCTGGCAGTAACCCCATCCATGCCTACCCCACCAGTTTGGCTGACTTGTCTGGCTTGCCACACATCTACAGCTACTATCATGGCAGCTTCTCGTATGGCCGGGGTCGCAGCGTAAGATGTTTGATGAAAGGCTCCTTTAACAGTGCCGTATGGTCTAATGTAATGCATTGCCTCATCACTAGCTGTTTTGGCATATTGTATGTAAGAATAACCTGTCGGCTGGTTGCTAAATTGAAATGTTGTAATTAATGCACTGTTTATACTCATTGGCACTGATGTACCAGGGAAAGCGCCAGTTAATGTGTATGAGCCGTTATAGGTACTGCCACTTAGCGTGACAGTTACGCTTTGGCCTACTACAAATAAGCCAGGATTTGCTAAAACTAATGTCGCTGTATTATTGCTAATTTGTGATGCAATTACTGGTGCGTAGTTGTACCACAAATAAGCATCAACTAAATCCTCGGCTGTTTGGCAGCACTCTTCTACAGTTGCATCAGTGTATAAACTGCCAATACCTAAATTGGCTCTTAACTCAGCTACTGTGACATATGTTGCTGCCATTATTACCTTTCTTAAAAAAGCCCTGTGGGGCTAGGGCTACTAAACCCCACAGGATGTAAATAACTAACTGATTAGGTTAAGTTAAATCTACGTACGCCACCTGCAACTAATACTTTGGTTGCTAGGTATCCGTACACCATTGTCTCTATCTCGCCAGATACAACGACGTTAGTGCTTAGTCGTAATACTGGTGATTCATAGATAATTACAGATGATGGCACAACAATAAATGCTGATTCATCAATAGTTGTTGCAACAACGTACGGATCAACGAATAGGTCTAATCCAAGTACAGAACCACGTAGTGATGTTGGTGCTGCTTGTCCGCCTGCGTTTTGTGGCAGTGCGGCATTGTAAATTGGACGACCTGTTGAGTCGGTTGCGCCAAGCAATAATGACCATTGTGATGTACCTGCAATATAACGTGTAGCAAGCTCACCTGTTGCACTGTAGGCAGCTGGTGCCTCTGTAGATACATAAGAAATAATACCGGCAGATGATGCTGCTACTGCGGTTGCTTGTGTACCTGAGGCAGTTAATTCTGCAATTACAGCTGCATCAGTTGCTTTGTTGTAAGCACGTGTCATATTTTCTAACATGGCTTGGAAAAATGCTGGTGATGAACGTTCTAGCAATTCAACGCTGTAGCGTTGTAATCCTGCAAACTTAGCAACTGTTGCATTTACATATGAACTTACTATACCTGTTTCGCTAGGTGAGCTGCCTTCCCCTGTGCTTCCGACACTTCCAGAAGTTGTAATTTTAGGATGACTTATGGTCATACCTGATGCTGGAATTGCACGGACACCAATAGCATCAATAGCTGGACGTGATCCAATTAATGTATCGATAACTGTTGGTGAAAAAATTGTTGGTGAAAATGCTGGGTTGGTTGAAAAAGAATCATCTGCTGCTGTAAGCATTTTTGCAGCTTGTGCCTCTGCATGTAATACCCACTCGTTTGACTCTCTGTTACCTAATTTGGCTTTAATTGAATGCTCTAGATATTGAGCATTTGTTTTAATTGGTGAGCGTGGCTCTGTATAAACGTTCGCACTAATTGTTGGACGTGCGGCTTCTACTGGCTCGACCACCGGTGCTGCTGTTGGCTCTGTGGTAGTTTCCACTATCGCCTCACTTTCCGTAGTTGGTTGATTTGTTGACTCCGCCTCGCTTTCGCTTGCGGCAACTCTGGTAACTTGCGCCTCGGCAAATGCAGGCGACTCGACTAGGCTCACTTCTTTCAGCTGTGCCTTAGTAACGTATATATAATCTTTTTTGTTTGTTGACTTAATAACTTCGACACCTACGCTTAGGCCATCAACTAATTGTTCACTTGCTAGCGTTAACGCATCTTGACCTTGCATGCTGGCACTAATCTTAAAACTTGCATATATGCCGTCATCAGCTTTGTTGTATTTTTGCATGCGACCTATTGGCTTTTCGGCTTGGTGTTGTAATAACATTTTAATTTTGCCAGGATCGCCAATCTCAATGCTGTCTTTAGCAAATACGACTGGGCCTACGCTGGTATTGCCTACTGCCTCGTACGGCACTATTTTGCCAGCGATAATTCTGCGCTCGCTGTCGGCAGCTTCTACTTGACTACTGAACGTAAGTAACATCTACACTCTCATTCCCTTGTGGTGTTAGGTTTTCCATTTCTTTTGCCTCGTCAACAGTAATTAAGCCAAGTGCAAGCATTTTTTCTATTGCTTCAAGTCGTTTAATTGTGTCGGCTCGTAAAAATGTTTCCTCGATTGCAAATTTAACAACATGGCCTCGTGGCGTAATGTCATCCATGCTCAGGCGATCCTCAATCGCACAAATGTATGGTTGCAGTGAATTGGCAACAAATTCTTTACGTCCATCTATTATGTTTTGATAGGTCATACTGTTGTTCATGTCCGCACTAATCATGTATGCCGGTACATTCATCGCCCTAGCTATTTGTGTTGCCAAAAATTGTGATGCCTCGTTATACATCATGTCTTTAGGGCTGAATCCAACTGGTTCATAACTTAAGGTGCTAGTTAAATAAGCTGTTGATCTATTCTGACGTGCTTGCTTCCAAGCAGCCAATAACCCTTGCACTTGTGCCTCTGGCATATCTGCGCCAGTGTTTTTCAAAAATCCTGTTGCCATTGGTGTTGCAGCTGATATGGCTGCTGCTTTTTCTACATCTAATGCAGCTTGTATTGTGCGGCCGGCTGTCATTAATACGCCTTGTGTTAAACCTTGAAATGTTACAAGTGAGCCAATACCGATCATTGGCACTTTTTCTTGATCTACCATGTAGTATAAAATTTCAGTGCCACGTGGATTTGTTTGTGCAGTTACACGATTGTTTGCAACCCACTCAAATCTTGCCGGGCGCATATCATCTGCATACATTTCTGTAACACGCCAAAAGGCTTGCCCATAAAATATTAATGAGTCAACAGTTGCGCTAATTGTGACAGATCGTGGCTGTCTTATATCTGGTTGCTCGCACCAAACTGGTAATGCTAATTCTTGACCTGTTTTTTTGCTGTAAAGTTTTAATGGTAAATAACCAACAACACCTTTAATTAAATTTGCGCAGCGATTTACAGCTGGCACTTGTACAGCTAATGCTCTATCTATCGGGCCATACCCAAATGGCGTGCCAATGCTGTTGTAGCCGTAGCCATCAAGCATTACTGCAGGAGCATACTGTCCTTCGATTGTTTGTTTAGATTTTGTTATACCCAAAGCCGACAATATACCCATATAGGTATGTTATACCATAAATCGGACATATGGTGCAAATTAAACAATAATTTGGGCGGTTTGTTGGGGTTTTGTCAATAACGTCACGACCATAGCAAGACTTATCGCAGCTGTAACATCGCCAGCAGATTTCCGCCTAATAATGCGCCAGCCAGCATCGCTTGTCTTAGCAGCGCAATTATTTAGATGTTGCACCAAGTCAGCTTGTCCGCTATGCACTAATCGACCATTGGCCAAAACATCTGACAAGTCGCTGCATGCCTGATAAAAATGTTGCCCAGACACATCCTGCATGCGCCAGCCTGTTTGTTCAAGCCTTGTTGCCATAGATTGTGTCGTATATTTGTCATAACACATAATATGCGGATGGTATTTCTTTGCCCACTCATTTATGTCGCTAGCCATCTTAATCTCATCTATTGCAATATCGCTTGACCATAGTTGCGCTAACCCAACAGCTATTTTGTCGTTTTGCATTTGGCCCATAACTAACGCACCTGATCGCCTAGTAGGTGCAACATCAAATGCCATTATTGTCGTTGGCCCGACTGGTATTTCTAATGCGCTATTGCTACATGCTTCAATAGAACCATAAGCCCACGGGCTTTGTGCTGCATCTACCCATTGACATAGCATCTCTGTACGTGTTGCCTCTATGCTATTTGTATTTACAGACTCCTCTAATGTTTGCTCGGTAATTAGATACCCTAATGCTGGATTTGCCATTGCCCAGGCTTTGCGATCATTTATTTTACAATGCTGTGGTGCGCTGTACTCGTAATAACCTAAATTGTCAGGTGGATATGATAAACAACGCTCGCGCAGCTCATTTAAGACTGTGCTAAAGCCGTCGCCGGCGTTACTAGTCATTAAAGTCATGGCGTTTGGCCTAGCTCGTGTTACTGGCAAGGCAGCTGTAAATGCTTCCTGACTCCACTCTCGTAACTCATCAATATATAAAAAATCTGCCGTCTTGCCTCGTGGTGCATCTCTGGTCGCAGCTGCTATTTCATAACGTGCGCCATTTTTCAAGGTAATACTTTCCTGACCATTGGCTAGTCGTATTTGTCTTATATGTTTTGTTAACAATTTATTGTCGTCAATTGTCCAAGCAACATGCCTGAAAGTATCTAGAGCCATATTGCGGTTAGATGACATGCCTAAAACGTTTTTGCTATTCCACAAAAACAAATGCGCCAATATAAGCATGCGTGCTAAATGTGTTTTGCCATTTTGACGTGCAACTAAGCATAAAGCTGTTTTTTTGCGCCACATGTTTTTGTCGTCAACACTCAACAAATCATCTAGCACCCAACGCTGCCAAGGTATTAGCGGTAATTCTATTTTGTCAGCTAGATCGGCCACCTCTTGCGATTTTGTAGCACATTTTAATAATGGCGTGTGGATTCTAGGCTCAGTACTACCAATTAGCCCGACCCCTCGTTGAGTTTGGCTTACTTCCGCATCAATCTGCATTAGTTTGGATTGACTCTGGTCGATCAAATGGTGACTCTGGAACAATCTGGACTGTTTTAGGGAGAGATGAGTCGAGAAAGACAGGGGGGGCAGACTTGCGTGCTAAAAAAGCGTGTTCTTGCATGTTGCCTTTGCGCCCATTACATGGCAGGCATGATGCTACTAAATTAGCCAAGCTATGATCCCCACCTGCCGAACGTGGAATGACGTGATCAACGCTATTAGCCACACCACCACAATAAGCGCATATGTAGCCATCTCGTTGCAATACTTCTTTTCTTCGATTTTTCCAATACATCGTTCCTAATACACGCTTCTCGGGATTTGCAGCCAACCATAATTTATAGTGCGGACTTTCAAACGATAAGTTTACTTTGACCTTTTTTTTTGACGTTTTTTTTAATATTGCTGCGTTCATTGGCCGGCCGTTTTTGCAATTTTTTTTTCGTAAACTAATTCGTTCTGCAAAAGCAATGTTAATTATTTTTTGCAAAGGTAATTCCAAATTTTGAGCAATGATTTTGCTTCCAAGATGTGCATTTTCTCTGATGTAATGCACCATGGCTTCGGTTGTTTTAATTCTCAATGCCAACCCTTTAACTTGTAATGCTCGTATGCCGCACACATTGTGCCATATCGGTTGTTATTGTATTTAATGCCCCATTCAATTTGAGCGTAAGGATGTGCATTAAGTAACCACTTAGATTTACCCTGTGGTATGCCAAAATGTGAGCCATTGCGTGCCTTAGGATTCCATTGGCTTTCAGCTGTATATAACATGTTTAAACAATCAAACTCATCTATGTCATAGTTGAGTTGTATCCATGCATATTGTTTGTATGCTTGTTTAGCATTATCAGCTGCTACGGAATAAGTATTTTGAAAGCAAAGACTAACAATGAATATAGCTCCCCCGACTAGCCAGCACCTTGCGAGCTGCCTTGGTCGGGCTCGCATTGTCGCTTTCGTAGCGACTGCTTCACTAGAGCCTAGCATACTCTGTCAAATCTAACACTAAAACCGCAGGTCATACGGCAAGTCATAATTCCGTACAGTTCAATCCAAGTTTCATCCCAACCTGCTTCACTCATATAAATTCTCCTTTTTCATTTTGACTTTATTAATGCGCAAGTGTGGCAATCAACATTGATAAATTGCCAACTACCACACTTATCACACCTAATGATACTGCTGTCCGGTATAAATAATGCTTCAGCCATATTTTTTATACCTACGCAACCACAATCCATGCATTGATAAGCCTTAAATCCTTTCGGCGTATCCAACTGATCAAGCCACAAAAACTCGGTGTTGCGTTTGCAGCCATTACATTTAAATCGTGCTTGCTTCATGGTAATATCCCTATTGCCTACAATGGCACTGTGTACAAACCAAATATTTACCATCATGTATTAGTCTGTCGTCATTACAGGCCATACATAAGGTAACACTCGGCATAAACTTTACCTGCCCGTTCTCAATGCGTTGCAGGTAAGGTCCGCCACGCAATATTTCTACGTAACCCATTATTCACCCCCTTTACCACTTTCAACATCGTCTGGAAAGTACCAGCCGCCTGCAGCTGTCATCTTTGCCCATTGTGGTGGACATTGTTTGGCAACATCTTTAGTGCATGCACAAACGTAGCCGTAATAAGGTTTTCCTGTTTTTGCTGTCCCTTGTTTCAATGTCATTTTATTGCCATTTGGACACTCAGGCTCATTTGGTGGCATTGGTATTGACTCAATCATGTCGCCTACCGACCACACTTTTGGCTCGCTTTTTTTATCCTCGGCAAATGCCTCACGCAACACATTTTCTACAGCTCGTGCCCTGCTGCCTGGTGGTGAATAATTAACTACTTTACCCATTTCTTCGCGGCTAGCTCTTTTGCCCTTAGCTGCATAACCTGCATTTGCAAGCGCTCGGCCGATCGCTGAAGTCTCCGCATTTTCCAATGCAGAAGTTGAATTAACACCCCGATCACTAATGCTTTCACTCGCAAGGCCAGTCGCACATGGTTTTGCATCGGCTTGCGTTTTATATAATTCAGCACTAACAATGTATCTAGTGTCTGTGGCCTGTTCAAGATTTGTTGCCACTCGTCCATCTGGGTACTCCTTCCAAAACTTTTCCAATCGGCTTTCGACTGTTTCGTAATCTTGTAAATTAAACACCATCTTTCCACACTCCTTCCACATCTTGCATTGCTTCAGTTATTGTGTTGGCAATAGCCATGTATCCAATCGCATCGGTGTAATTGTCAACGATTCGTGGATCCTCAGCTTGCCGGCTGATTTTGACCAACGACATACATATCGCAACCTCATTTGGTTGTATTGGAAATCCTAAGTAAGCCGACCACAAATTGGCAATGCGTTTATGGTTTTCGATTGGGTGGCCATAAGCAGTACCTCGTGTATGCAAAGTGTCAATGACATTTGCAAACAACTGCTCAGTCTTTGTCATAATCAAAAACTCTGTCAGTTGCTTTTTTATTGTCAATCATGCGCCTGTGCATTTCCCAACCATCTTTACGGCCAATCCAGTAATACCGATCTTTAGCGTTGCTGACAGCTCGCATTATTAAATACAAACCAATGCTCATGCCAAATACCAGCCATACTAATTGCTCAAATGCATTACGCATTTCCAGCCAGTTGTTCATATAGCCCTATCTCTGCACACATATTTTGTGGCAGGGCAACAGTGTTGCACTTGTGTATGACTTTGTGGATTGTTTTTGCCGTCGTTTGTATAACGATTAGGTAACGATGTTACCCGTAGTACCTGCCTGAGGCGCAAAAGCTGCCGTCCTTGTTAATGGGCACCAGTGTTGGTGTCACAGTTTTGCCTACTATGTCTAACAATACCACGCTTGTCTGCCAATTTGCCCCGCTGTAGCGTATATAAGATGCTTTTTGCCTGTCCATAAGGTTTCCTACCTCAACCCCATATAAAGGCCTGTAATGGCTTCCTATGGCCTCAGAATAGGCTCCTAAGCCGAGCCTATGGCTATGCCCACAAATGACGTTTTTGCCAAACTTTTTTGCTAATCCTAACGCTGTTTGACCTGCAATTTGACTAATGCGACCTTCATCCCCATGCACCAGTATCCAACCTGGCGCAAACTCGTAGGCAAATTTGTGGTATGTCATGCCCATCTCGGCAAAGCCCATAAATGCCGGGTATTGCAGCTCAGGCAAACCTAATAAGCCGGGCGTATTTAATAAAGTGTTATATAAGCGATCAGTATGATTACTGCGGATAATGTGAAATTCTTTGCTGTACTCTCCGATGTCCCACAATATTTCACGACAACGTTCACGATCAGCTGCCAAACTTTGTTCATAAGCCAGCGGTGTGCCCTTAGCCCACCTACTAATGGTTGGCATATCCAGCTCATCGCCAACACATAAAACCCCATCAAACTTTTCACGTTTTGCCAACTTAATGACGTTTTTAACTGCCTGTTCATGATGAGACGGGCACTGGATATCTGATAAAACTAGCCAACGCTTAATCGTCATCCTCATCGTCGTAGGGGTCAACGACTGGAATGATCGCATCAGGCTTTGTATTGGCTATCCAATCGGGCATGGCATCTGGCACTTGTATGAAAAACCACGCCAACTCATCATTAAATCCTGCTTTTTTTGCAGCTTTGTAAACCTCATGTTTAGTAATCATAAATACATCAAGTTTGCTTAACGGCTCAGGTGTTTTGCGTACCCTGCGCTTGTTAATTTTTTTGCGCTTGCGTGTGGTTGCCATAATAAAAATTATCGCTTACTCATCAACACAAACAGCTCATCAACACGCCGTTCTAACCTGGTTAACTGATCTTTCATGCTTGACCCCTGATTTGGCCTAAGCTCGTTTAACCAGCCCTTAACGATAAAACGTAATGCGATGAGAACGCCTGACAGCACGGCGATAACGCCAGCTCCAAAGCCAGCCCAATCTGTTGGTGTCATTTGTCATTGAAACCGATGCCATAGGCAGTGTCGGATTTGTCTAATGCTCTTACTGCTGGCCCAGCCAACGCTGACACTATGACAGCTATAGTTGGGTCAAGCCCCAGCTCGTTACTAGCTAGAAATGTCAATGCTGAAACCAATACGCCACGTGCATATGATTTTAATATTGCTTTTTGTTTTTTTGTTATTTTCATATTTTGCCCCCGATTAGTGGTATGTTAAACGGCTTGCCATCATTGTCGCCTAACTTTGTAAAACTTATATGTATGTGTTTATTGTGTGGGTTAACGCCCTTATATCTACGCCAACGCCAATTTAATAATTTGCTGGCGATGTGATGATTGTGTATAACGTATGATATGCGTTTATCGGTCTTGCCGGCTTGCCTGATTTGGTCAGCCAAATAAGCACTAATCCCTTCGAGTGCACCCAGCCGAGCGTCAACATCAATGGCTCGGACGCACCCATCGGCGTTTGGATTATGATCTGATTTTCTGGCGGCATGACGGCTATCGCCCACCCATCCATCACTGGCAGTACTCCGCCCCGGAAACCACTCATCTATCTGGTCACGCAATTTTACACCAGCTGCACATAGTTTTGGCTGCATATTCTTAAGGGATTGTGCTACAACCCGAGGGCTGTCAAATCCTCAACAGTTATACCAAGTGCTGCTAACTTAGCCTGCGCTGTTGCTTTGGCTTGTGCCTTTGCTTCCGCTTCGGCTTGTCTTGCTTGTTCCTTTGCTACATCAATTTCATATTGTGCAAATTCAGCACTGGTCATTTCCCTGTCAATATAGTCATTAATACCTGACCCGTTATATATTCTTATTGTTGGTTTTGTCATTTTAATTTACTCCGTAAATATAGGCTGTGCCTGTAAAGGTTGTACTACCAAAAAATGTCATACTTGTAATTGCTGCCGAACTGTTGTAAGAACCAGTAAAAAGAGTGTGAAAAGTATTTGGCCCATCAAAACCAATACCTTGTCCATTAACATAATGTCTGCCAGTTGTATTTGGCAAAGCAACAGTAAATCTACAAGCCATCATTCGACTATCAGCGGCTGTATCACCACCAAATACAGTTAATATTTTATCATCATTGCCACTATAACTTGGATAAAGTGTGGTCTCGGCATTTTTCATATAAAAACCGCTCCGACTATAATTAACCCCTGTATCGCTGTTCATCCTAAATTGTATGTAAGTAGTGCTAGAGGATGTAGTCCATTTTGCATCTGTAATTAAAACTAAAAATTCTTTGTATGTGCTTGTTAAGGTGCTGGTAGTAACTGATGAACCACTCAATGTTAATGTTTGTAATAAAGTCATACCACCACCACTAGCAGCAGTAGCCCAAGCAGGTATGCCACCTGACACTGTTAAAACTTGGCCAGATGATCCGATGGCTAATCTAGCAGCTGTTGTACCGCCAGAACTGTAAATCATATCGCCAGTGGTTGTTAATGGATTTGTCAATCCTGATTGTGTATAGTCAAACCAAATAGCACTGCTTGTACTAGTAAAATATAAGAATCCGCCATCATATTGTGATACTGCTGCGCTACCTGCTGTGTTAACTGTTGCAGTGCCAGCAGTAATCGTGGTTGTGCCACTACCAATATTTTGTATTTGCACACTATCGCCAGCACTAAACAACGAAGTATTAACAATAATTGTTGTGCTACTTGCACTGTTCATTTGTATTGTTGTGCCAGCATCGGCTGCAACCAATGTGTATGATGCAGTTTTTTGATTAGGTGATCCACCACCCATAGCTGTTTGTTGCAAACTAGTCATTTGGGCAGCTGTCAAAACTTGCCCTGTTGTAAACGTTTGTTTGGCCATTTTACTCCTTAATAACTAAGCACATTATAGTCTAAAGTGCCGTATATGTTGTTGGACAAAATTAGCGCATCAATGATCGGTTCTAAGGTTGTAAAAAACACCTTAAAGCTGTTAGGTGTGATCGTAGTTGCTACGCCAAATATTTGTAATGTTTTGTCG